TATATAAACATTTAATTAAATGATTAATAATAATATAATTATAATTATTAATATCAGAATATAATTTAAACATTTTATCATAATTGAAAAAAATAATCAATTTTATTAAAGTAACTTTTTAGGAAAAAGTTACGTCAAAAAGTTTAAGTAAAAAGTCTTAAAAAAATGATTAGATTGTTATATTTCAATATCAAATAAAATAGTTTCATTATTATACTTTTTATCAATTATCTTTTGTTGTAATATAAATCTGTTAATTTTCATATTAAACATATTATATTTAAGAAATATTTCCATATCCATTTCATGTTTAATACAATTGAAACATATTTTTAATTTATTTAAAATATTTGAATATTTTAAATTATTAAGTATATGATATTTTTTATTGCAATTTATACATTTTAATGTATTAAACAATTTTTTCATAATTGTTTTTTTATATAATAATATCAATTTTTATTTTCGTAATTTTCTCATAAATAATTGTTCGATTCTATCATTTATATGGGATACACCATTTTTGTCATAATTTGCAACGTTATTAATATTACCATGAACTATGTCTAAATATGTTGGTATATTTGTATATTGTGGAGGTCTATTAATATGATTTGAATTATACCATTCACGTGTAGGATTATAACCACTATTTGTATTAAGTTTATTATTGAATTTAATGGATGTATTTGCTCTATCATATCTTTGAGCAATTTGATTTCGTTCAGTTCGTCTATTACCATATTCTTCACTTGTTGCAACATATGATCTATTTGTATTCCTTTTATTCAATATACTTCCATTGTTTTGTCTCCAATATGCAGATCCAGTTTGATCTTTTGGTTTTAATTTATTCAATGTACGTATTACTCTATGATCTTCTACAGTATGAGTATTTGGATGCTTATTTGTTGTCATTGAATGATAAGTTTGTTTTGCTGGATGCATATTTCGTCTTCCTTGTGGTTGGGTTGATGGTCTTGTTTTAAGATGAGTTTGCAATACAGATTGTGTTCGATGTCTTGGTACACAATCAACAGTTGCTCCACTTGGCTGAATAATACCATAATGTTTTTCTTCAATAGTTCTATTATAACTTCTTTTACTTGGCAAAAGTGGTCTAATTACATTTTTTGCTATTAATGAGTCTGGAATTCTAAATGTTCCTGGCAAATCACCAGGAGCTTGAAAATCTAATCTACCTTTTGATCTATTATCATAAAATCTATCTTGTTCTCTATGACGATTATTATGTCTTATGATTAATTTATTATCATTATATGGTCCTATTTTATTTCTATAAATATCATCATCCAATGGTTTCGGATGATAATAACTTTTAGCATTTCGTCCATTAATTGCTCTCATTTTCCATTCTGGTAATCGTGGTTTATCAATCATTGGCATTTCCATAAATCTATTATAATTTTGCATATTTCTAGTATTATCTTGTCTCAACATTTTTAATTAATGTTTATAAATCGTATATATATGTAAAATAAAATTTATCAATTGATATGGTATTGCTAATATTGTGATTATTAAATTTAATATTATTAAACCTTTATGAAGATCCTTACTTAAATATGAAAGAAACACATCTATTGATAAAAATACATGTATTAATATTGATAATAATAAAGATATTGCAAATATTAATAAAAATATAGAAATCATAATATTATATAATTTAACACTCTTTTTATCTTTTAAAAAGGTATAGTCTTGAAATAATAAATATTCATCTTCATCATCTGAATTATTGAAAAATTCATCATCTTCATTATCTTTTACATACATAGAAACTTTTTAGAAAAGAAACTTTTTAGAAAAAAGTTTCAGCAAAAAGTTTTTAGTAAAAGTTTCAGCAAAAAGTTATCAAGGAAGGAGTTTTAAAGAGAGAGTTTTATATAAAAAAATAGTAATATATATTTAATAAATTAATAAAATTGATTTCTATAATATTGATATAAAATACAAAATGGATAGTATTGCACAAATTGGTTGGGATACTGTGTGTAATGATATAATAAAAATACAAACTTTATTAAAATCTAAAAATTTTGATCCAACTTTTAATGACAATTATCCATTGAAACAATCGATAAAAAATAATAACATTGATGTAGTTAAATTATTAATAGAAGATAAAAGAATAGATATATCAAAAATTAGAGAAGAAATGATTAAAATAGCTGAAAATTTAGCTTATATAGATATATTAAAACTTTTAAAAAATGATGATAATTCAGAATTAACGGAATATTATACTAAAAAATTTAAAGAAATCGCAAAGTTATTTCCTGAAAGAATACATTTTATCAAAGCATTTACGATAGCAATAAAATCATGTACACAAATTATGGTTGATTTATTAATTGGATGTATACAACATAAATATACAAATAAAGCTATATTATATGCATGTAAATCAAATTATGAAAATATTGTTATATTATTATTGGATGATGATAGTTTTGATGTTGTTACAGGAAATAATTTATTAATACATTATTCATATAATGGAAATTATAGATTAGTAGAATTATTATTGAAAAATAAAAAAATACAACCAAATTATAAAAGTAATAGATGTATTGTTGACGCATTAAAACAAAGAAAATTGGATATAGTTAAATTATTAATAAAAGATTCGAGACTTGATTTAGCTATGAACAAAAATTTTATATTTTATATGGCTTGTAAGTATGGTTATCTAGATATAGTAAAATTATTATTAAAAAATAAAAAAGTAGATCCAAATGATAATGATTCTGATGCATTAATTACTGCATTTAAATATAAACAATTTCATATTGTAAAATATTTAGCTCTATTTCCACATGTTAAATTTAATAGTTGTAATAATTTTATGTTTGTGAAATCAGTAAAATTGGGATATATTGATATAGTTAGATTATTGTTACAAAGGACTGATATAGATCCATGTGTCAATGAAAATGGTCCATTGAGAACTGCTTTTATTCATGGTGATTACAAAATGCTTAAATTATTATTAACTAATGATAGTATTCTTAATTATCCAATACAAAGATTATATTAATTAAATAGCTGTCAAATATCGACTTTTTAAATGTAATTTTTCATCTTTTTTTAGATATGGATATTCTGGAGTGTAAATATTTGGCAATTTAGCAAATGGATTATTTAAAAATTTATTTAATAAAAGTTTTATTTTATAATCATGTTTATTTGTATTTTCATAAAATTTTAATACATAATAAGTGTAAATTAATCCTGATATACTCAATTGTTTATAATTATCAACATCATTATAAAATATTTGTCCAATTATTGGAAAAAGTCTTATATCTTTTTTTATTTTTACACCATCTATTGGTATATGAGTATCATTTATTTCATTAGAAAATATATGCAATTCTCCAGTTTGTGGTAAATTAAATAATTTATTAAACACATAATCTCCGCCAACAACAATTATAAATGTTTTATTTATTTTTTCTATTGATTTTATAGTACCATTAGAAATTTTAGGTTCCTCATATCGTTGATTATTTAAAATTGGAAAATATTTTTCCAATAATAATATTCTTTTAAATGTTTTCTTAATTCTCCAATGAAATTGTAAAAAATTCATTGTAAGTTGCATATAATGATCAATTTTCATATATTGAGGATCAGTAATAAAATAATCTCCAATTTTAATTTTAATTTTATCAAGTATTTCTTTAGTTTGTAAACTTATATCAATAATTGCATCTTTTGATAAATTTATAAAAATTTTACGTGTATGACCAGTCATTCCAGATATTATTCTAATATTTTTAAAACCTTTAACTCTTAAAAGTTCAGATAATTCATTTGCATCTTTTACTGGATCGACAGAATAAACATCAAAATCTAATAAATCTGTTTGTTCATTATATATACCTTCATTTCTTTTATCTTGTAATAATAAATGTATAGCATATCCTCCATAAAATACTAAATTATTATTTTTTATATATTGAAGAATAATCGTTTTAATTTGTTCTTCATTTATAATTTCCTTATGTTGAATTTTAAATTTATTTAAAATTTTTTCAATATTTTTATTTGATAATCCTTTAGGAAAAATACCATTTATTACAAAATTCTTTTTCATTTATATATATAAATCAAAAATGAAAGTTGCACCTAAATCGATCGCAACACTTGATAAAGAAGATATCTTAGATATAAGTGATGATCAATTTAAATTATATATGAAATTACGTCCAGTAGAATATAATTATAAAAGTGAAAAACTTAAATATAATGATGAACAAAAATTAAAAAAATATAATGAAATGATGAAGAATCGTAAATTAAAAGCCATCGAATTAAAATTTAAAAGTGAAACCGGTTGTAGTACTATAAAACGATTGAGTAAAGAACAATATGATAAAATATCAAATATGATGAACGATTTAATTGATAATGATAATCCAAATATTGATCAATGGATGGAAATTGATGAAAATGATTTAAAAATATATCGAGAAATGGAAAATAACGTTAATATGACCGAACAAAATGAATTGATAAATAAATATGATACATTGAGAGAAAAAATATTGAAAGAAACTATAGAACCAAAATTAATTAAAACACATGGTTTTGTTTTACATGAATTGGCACTAACTAATCCATCATTAGTTTATAGTGATGAAGATGATAATCTTGATGGAATTTATTACAATACATTACACGCCCTACATGTTTATATAATTCAACAACAACAAAAAAAATTAAATGATCTTGAAGCAAGAATTTTAAAACTTGAATCTTAAAAATCATAAGGATAAAACCATAAAATTCCAGTTTTGTATTTATCTGCAAACATTTGCTTTTCTCTTAAATCTAATTCAATTAATTTACATAAAGATTTAATCGTTTCTTTTTTCTTAACTTGTACTTCTAATTGTTTACATATTTTCAATAAAATAGTTTTATCATTTATTTGATTACAAATAAATCCTTTTTTAATTTTTCTTAGATCAGAAGAAATATTTTCATTAGTAAATCTCAATTTAAATACCATTTTATTATTATTATTTTTTTCAATATATCCAATAATAAAATCATTTTCTTTTTTAATTTTTCTTGATTTTCTTTTCAATAAATATTCATTATCTTTTAAATTAACAAATTTATGTAAAGAATTATTATAAATTCGTGGCATCATTAAATAATGCCCTATGAATTTCTTGGTTTTATCAATTTGAGTAAAAGATTCTGTATCAAAATAATTATCTCCAATTGAATGATTAAAACCAATTTTTATCATATTTTTATCAATTAAGTAATTTTTATAATTTTTTAAGATATTGAAAATAATTTTAGAAATATTCTTTTTTGAATTAATATATTTTTCTAAGGCATATTCAAGTATGTTTTGTTGATGTTCAATTTGTAATTTGGACAAATGTAATGCTAATAATTTAAATTTTGTCATTGTTTTTAAATATTTAATTGTTTTATTAATATTGTAAAAATATTTTGTTTTTCTTTTAGAAATTATTGTTGTTATTTGTTTATTAATATTTATATTTTTATTTGGTTTTGTAAAATTAATTCGTTTTTCCAATGATAATGTATTATCATTTAAATCTATAGGATTGAATGCAAAAATTCCAGTAGATAATTCAATTAAAAATCCATCATTAAATATATTTTTATTATTTATCAATTCTTTAAGTGCTAAATCTATAAAACAAGTGTCAGAATATTTTTTCAATAATTCATGAATAATAGATCGTGATATTATTGTATATTGATTGATTATATCTATTATATATAATTTTGCTAAAAATACTTCATCATTTTGATAATATAATTTATATGTTAAATTTGGATTATTAGTCGTAATATTTGATGAATCATAAAATTTATAATCGATAGCAATAGTTTTTAATATTTTTTCAATTTGTTTAATTACGATATAATTTTTTTCATCTCTGGCATATTCTAATTCTTCAGATGACATAATTTTATCACTGTTTGGAATTGAAACAACATATTTGTGAATATTAACTATTTTATTTTCAATATCATCATGAGATTTAAATCTTATGCCCCGGCCGATAATTTGATTAACACGTGAGAAATTTTCTTGAACATTTAATATATAAATATCATGAATGCGTTTTAAATCTAAACTTTCTTTAATTAATAAAGATCCAATTATATATTTAATGATTTTACCATTTTTATTTTCTTCTGAGTTAAATATTTTAATTAATTTATTTCTATCAATTATAGAAATATCTTTATGTAAAATAATATATTTTGATGGATAAAATTGTTCATTTCTTTTCCAATCTTTATATTTAATACCATATTTATAATCAATGTTATTATTATTGATTAAATTAATTCCAACTATATATTCGCTTATTCCATTTTCTATCATTGCATTTGCAAATAATTTTATTCCACTATTATTTACAAATTTTCCAAATACAAATCCAAATGGTCTATTATTTTTCAAAATATCAGATATACATTTATGATACTTTGAAGAATAATTTCCTAAATTAGAAATATTTAAAACCGGTCCACTTATCGAAGATTTCATTACATTTTGTCTTGATAATGTAATTTTATATTTTTTTAAATAATCTATTGATACATATTTAAGTTCATTTTCTATTTTTGAAAAAATCATATCTGGTAAAACAAATTCACAAATTTTTTTAATTTTCATATTTACACTTCCAGTCCAATATTTTTTATATGCTTCAAATTGAATTTTTGATAATGGCACTCTGATAAGTTTAGTTTGTATGATTCGTTCATTATTTGGACCTTGTAATTTAAGTGGAATTGAACCAATATCTATTTGTGTTGGAAAATATTTAGGATCGTTGTACATATTGTAAGATATCATTCCAGCTAATCTTGATTTGATTATTTTATTAGCATTTGGTTTTAATTCATTGTCAATTGTAAATAATTCATATTTATCTAATAGATCGTTTGGATATAATAAATTTATAAATTCAACAATATCATATGGTTCATTAAACATTGGAGTTGCTGTCATAAGTATTAATTTATATCTTTTTGAAGTTTTCATCAATCTTTTTAACGCAATTGAGTAAGTATTTTCATTCAATAAAGAATGTGCTTCATCAATAATTATTAATGAATCAGTTATATCACCATCTCTATTTTTAACAAATGATTGATAATTTTGAAAAATATATCCAATTTTAATTAACTTATTTTCATCTTTATGTGTCAATGTATTATAATTTGCAAATGATCCACATTTTCCACTTAATTCTTTTATAAAATTAACACGAGCTATACTTGAACACACAATAAATATTTTTGGTGATATTAATGATAATCTATATTTTTCTGAGATTTGTATTGCTTCACATGTTTTTCCTTTCCCAGTTCCATGAAATAAAATTAATTTATTATACAAAGTCTGAGATGTTATAAAATTTTTAACAAATTTTTGATGACGTTGAATAATAAACTTATCTTTTAAATTTTTAATTGGTTTTCCAAAAAATTCATTTTTTGTTTTTATCAATGCATTAAAATTTTTATCTTTTATTTTTGGATAATAACTATCCATTGAAAAGAAACTTTTTAGAAAGAAACTTTTTAGAAAAAAGTTTCGGCAAAAAAGTTGATGAAAAGGTTGAAGAAAAGGTTGATGAAAAGATTGATAAAAAGTTTTTATATAAACCAATAAAATTAAAAAAATAATTTATTAATTTATCAATTTCATAACTCGTTTATCTTTTTTTAATAATTTAACAATTTCAAAATGACTATATTCACATGCAACTTGAAATAAAGAATTACCAATATCACTTAGATCAACTCTTTTATCTTTTAATAATAATTTCACAACTTTTAAATGTCTATTTTTGGCTGCATATCGAATAGCACAATTATCGCGATCACCTGGATTGACTCTTTTATCTTTTAATAATAGTTTAACGATTTTATAATAACCTTTTTCAGATGCACATAAAATTGCAATATTATCATCAACACTAGGATCAACTCTTTTATCTTTTAATAACAATTTAACGATTTTTGGATAATTAAATCTAACTGCATTTGTAATTGAACAATTACTAAAAATACTAGGATCAACTCTTTTATCTTTTAATAACAATTTAACGATTTTTGGATAATTAAATCTAACTGCATTTGTAATTGAATAATTACTAAAAACACTAGGATCAACTCTTTTATCTTTTAATAATAATTTAACTATTTTATAATAACCACAACAAGATGCTTTATAAATTGAAAACTTGATATCAAAATTTGATTTAACTTTTGATAAAAGATATTTATATATTTTATAATAATTATTATTATTTGCTATTGTAAATAACTTATTATTTATGGTTGTACTATCAATTTTTAATAATAATAATTTTATTGTTTTATATTTATTTTCTTTATACAAATATTCAAACAAATCTAAAATATTTTCATAATCTTCATAATATTCATATATAAATATTCTATCTATAATTTCACCGATATGATTACACATTTTAAAATTTAAACACAAATCATTGTATATTAAAAACATTTTATTTATTATTGAAATTTTTTAGAAAAAAGTTTCGGCAAAAAGTTTTGCTTAATGAGATTGATTTATTGAAATTAATTTATTGAGATTATATTTATTAATCAATTTTAATATTAAAAAAAATTAAAATTTTAATAAAAGTAATTAATTTAATTCAAGATTCAACTTAGATTTTACATGTTTTAATAATAATTTAAAAATTTTTGGATGTCCACTCTTAATTGCTAATTCTAGTGCTTCATTGTTATTATCACTTGGATTTACTCGTTTATCTTTTAAAAGATATTTTATAATCTTTAAATGTCCATTTTTTGATGCCATTCGGATTGAATTATTATTATGGGAACTAGGATCGACTCTATTATCTTTTAATAGCAATTTAACAATTTTATGATGACCATAAGCACATGCAATCCTTATTGGAAAATTATAATTCGAACTTGGATCAATTTTTAATGTAAATTTTGTTAAAAGATATTTTACAATTTTATAATAACCTTTCATACATGAATATTCAATTGGATCATTTTTTAGTGCTTCTAGATTAACTTGTTTAATTTTTAAAAGATATTTAAAAAATTTATAATTATTATAATAATATGCTAAATGAAATATTCGATTGTAATCAATAGAACAATTTGATACATATAGTTTTTCACTTGTAATTATATGATCTGCTTCAAAATTTGAACACAAATCATTGTATAATATGAACATCAAAGAAACTTTTTAGGAAAAAGTTTCAGCAAAAAGTTTTAGTTACAAAGTTTTATATATTTTATATTTATTAATCAATTTTTATTAAAGAGACTTTTTAGGAAACATTATTTTTGCTGAAACTTTTTTCTAAAAAGTTTCTTTCTAAAAAGTTTCTTTCCTAAAAAGTCTCTAAAAAGTTACTTTATATGATATAAAATCATCAATGGCATTGATAATATCAGCTGGAAGTTGATTACCAAGTTTCCATTTAGAATAATTTAATAGTAATTTTCTTGAATCATATATTATATGATTATATTTTTGTGGTACTTGATCATTATTTAATTGAGAAACTTTTACAATAGCTTTAAATTGTTTATTTTCTTCCCAGTTCTTGAAATCTGGAAATGAAATTCTTTTTTTAATAATAATTGATAATTGTTTATAATTTATCTTTCCCATTTTTTATAATACAAAAAATATTTTTATAATAAAAATGATTATATTATATTATATATTAAAATGTCTATTGTGATTGATAAATTTAATTTACAAAAAAATAAAAATATTTCTACATTATATGATAAATTTGTATCACCAGAAGATAGATATTCTTCAAAGGTTATGAGTAAGTTTGAAAAAAGTTCAGTAATTGCTGCATTAACTGAAGATATTGCCAACGGCCGAAAAATAGATATTCCTGTGACTAAAAATTACAAAAGTAAATTTCAAACTAATACTGCAATGTATATGGATTTAGCTATACAATTAATTAAGAAAAAGAAGTGTCCGTACGCTGTTGTGCGACCTTGTCCAGATAAAAATCGTTTAGAGTGGTGGGATGTTAATGAACTAATTATATACTTCTAAGAGACTTTTTAGAAAGAGACTTTTTAAGAAAAAGTCTCGGCAAAAAGATTATGTTAAGACTTTTTAGAAAAAAGTCTCGGCAAAAAGATTATATTTTTTATATTTTTCAATTTTTTTAAAAGTTTTAATATGTTCTTTTTGCTGAAACTTTTTTCTAAAAAGTTTCGGTGCATTCTTTTTGCCGAGACTTTTTCCTAAAAAGTCTCTAAAAAGTTTCTTAATAAAATTGATTTTTATTTTTTAATTATATAAAATGTCATATTGTTTAACAAATTGTAAAAATTGTAATAAAACTATTTCACATATATTACTTCCATTTAGAGCATATATCAATGATAAAGTATTGAATAATAAAGATCAATCAAATAATGAAGATTTCTTTATAAAAAATAAAATAACAAACAATTGTTGTAGATCCCAAATTGTTACTACATTAATTGATCCAACAATGGAAAATGAACTTGAAAATTCTTCATATTATAAAAATTATATGAATTATTCTGTTAAAATTATTTAATAGTAATATATTACTATTTTTTTATTTTTCATATATATATATATAAATGTTAATGACTACCGTTGTTAAAGATAATATTAGTTGTGCAAATTTAAAATTAACAACAGGACATATTGAGATAACTGGAACAAATACATTTTATGGAGACTCAAATGGTAATGCAATTACCACTGGATTAAGAAATACATTTTTGGGAAGTAAATGTGGCAAAGTAGTCACAATAGGAGATGACAATACATTTATTGGTAATGATACAGGAAAATTGGTTACAACTTCAAGTGATTTGACTGTAATTGGTTCATCTAATGCTCCAATACTAGTAACCTCAACAGATTTGGTTGGTGTTGGTAAATCTATTTTAACATCTGCAACAAGTGCATGTAATAGTAATGTTTTATTAGGAAATAATGTTTTAGATCTAACTGTAACTGGAAGTAATGAAAATGTTATGATTGGACATAATATTGCAACTTCTGGTGCTGTTGCTTTTGTAAGAAATATATTTATTGGTGAAGATGTTGCCACTGCACATACTACTGGAAGTCCTAATGGAAATGTCATAATTGGCTATGGTGCTGCTAATAATCAAACTATATTGGGAAATGGAAATGTTGGTATTGGGCAGGGAGTTCTATCTAATACAACTGGATCATGGAATACTGTAATTGGAAATGCTTCTTGTACTGTGGCTGGAGGTGGTTCATATAATATTATTATTGGTGCTGGAACTAATGTAAGATTTTTTACATCACGAGCAATTAAAATTGGATTTGGAATACGTTCCTCTTTAACAACATTTATTGATGGAATTAGAGGAGTTACTACAACTGTTCCAGATGCTGTGGCAGTTTTAGTTGATTCAGATGGACAATTAGGAACAGTTTCATCTTCCAAAGTTTTTAAAGAAAATATTGAAACAATTGATAATAATGTTATTAATCGTTTTCATCAATTAAGAGCTGTCAGTTTTGATTACATTTCTCATCGTGAATCAGAAAATAAAAGAGAAAAAGAAGAAAAAACACAATGGGAACTTGATCAAATTAAAAAACAAAAAGAATGGTATTTAAATATGAAAGATATCGATTCAAATGAAAAATATATAAGAGAAAAGTTTTTATTCAATAAAAAACACATTCGTAAACAATATGGTTTAATAGCTGAGGAAGTTGAACAATTATTTCCAGATTTAGTTGTTTATAATAAAAGTGGAAAAATTGAAACAGTACAATATAATAAATTATTTGGATTATTAATTGCAACAATACAAGATAATAGAAAACTTATCAATAGACTAGCTAATATGATGAAATAAAGAGACTTTTTAGGAAAAAGTCTCGGCAAAAAAATTATGTGTTATATATTTTTTATTATTTTTTGTTGAGACTTGGAATGCCTGAATCTATAATAAATCCAAAGCTTTTCTATAACTTTTAGTATGATAAGCTAATTTTATATATTTATCATACATTATTATAATTTATGAATTAAATAACCAATTTTTAAATTATTTTTAAATTATTTTTAAATTTGATAAATAATTTTTTTTTATATTTGAATTTATTTACATCTTGAATATTTCTTCTTTTATCATCAATAAATATAAGATTATACTTATATCTTTTATCAAATCCAATATTTTTTTCAAAATAATCATATATTATTTTAACAATAATTCCTTTACTTCCGATTTTTTTTGTAAAAATCTTTGGAATTGATTGCAAGATTGGATTTTTATTTAAAATATTCTTATTGAAAATAATTCGCTTATCATTTCCATCATATGAACAATAAAAATAGTTATATTTTTTTCTTTTAATTAATGAAAATATATCTTTATTAATTATATTATTCTCAGATAACATTGTATTGTGAATATCAATAATACATAATGTTGCTTTTTTAAATGATAATTTACTCAAAAATTTATCAATTCGCTTTGAAAAATTATCATGTTTTTTGAGAACAATCATGTATATATAATGAAAAAAATAATAAAATAATTTTATAAATCATGAATTTCATTATTAAAAGATAAAAAAGTTAATTCAAGTGATAATGATAATTATGCAATTCAATTTGCTTCTAAAAATGAACATTTTGAAATTGTTCAATTACTTATAAAAGATATTCTATCAAAAAGAGACTTTTTAGAAAAGAAACTTTTTTCCAAAAAGTTTCGGCAAAAAGAGAGTATTTTATAAGTTTTTTGTTATTTTTTTTGCTGAAACTTTTTTCTAAAAAGTTTCTTTATAAAATTGATTAATTAATATAATATAACAATATGTATGAATTATATAAAGATATTAATCATTATACTTTCAATATTGATAAAATAATTAAAAATGTTGGTAGTATTGATGTTCTTTTCGGTAATTTATGTAAAAATGGTGGATATAATATTATTAGATATTGTTTATTGAAATATAAAATGGAAATTGATTTAAATGGTACCAGTAATTATGCAATTAGAATAGCTTCTGAAAACGGCCATAAAAAAATTGTTGAATTATTATTAAAATATGAAGAAGTTGATCCTAGTGATTGTAATAATTATGCAATTCAATGGGCATCTGAAAATGGTCATTTAGAAGTTATTAAACTGTTATTAAAAGATAAACGAGTCGATCCTAGTGCTGTTAAAAATTATTCAATTCAAGAAGCATCTAGTAATGGTCATTTAGAAATTGTTAAACTATTATTAAAAGATGGACGAGTTGATCCAAGCGATGAAAATAATCGTTCAATTCGAAAGGCATCTAAATTTGGACATTTAGAAGTCGTTAAACTGCTATTAAAAGATGGACGAGTTGATCCAAGCGATTGTGATAATGAAGCAATTATAGAAGCATCTAAATTTGGGTATTTAGAAATTGTAAAATTATTATTAAAAGATAAACGAGTCGATCCAAGCGATTGTGATAATGAAGCAATTATAAAGGCATCACAATATAAATATTTAGAGATTATTAAATTGTTATTAAAAGATAAACGAGTCAATCCAGGAGATGCTAAAAATTCTGCAATTCAAATAGCATCTGCAAATGGAAATTTAGAAGTTGTAAAATTATTATTAAAAGATAAACGAGTTGATCCAAGTGCTAGTAATAATTATGCAATTATAAAGGCATCTCAATATAAATATTTAAATATTGTTAAATTATTATTAAAAGATGAACGAGTTAATCCAAGCGATATTAATAATTCTGCAATTCAATTAGCATCTGCAAATGGAAATTTAGAAATTGTAAAATTATTACTAAAAGATAAACGAGTTGATCCTAGTGTTAATAACAATTATTTAATTCGAATAATAATTACAAGTGGACAGTTGGAAGTCGTCAAATTATTATTAAAAGATAAACGAATTGACCCAACTGATAATGATGATTATATAATTCGACATGCAGCAAAAAATGGATATTTAGAAATTGTAAGAATATTATTAAAAGATAAAAGAATTGATCCAAGCGCAAGTCATAATTATGCAATTCGTTGGGCATCTAAAAATGAACATTTAGAAGTTGTAAAATTATTATTAAAAGATAAGAGAATTAATCCAAGTGAAAATTATAATAATATAGTTCGTTGGGCATCTAAAAATGGTCATTTAGAAGTTGTAAAATTATTATTAAAAGATAAGAGAATTTATTATTCAATTACTAATTATAATAATATAGTTCGTTGGGCATCTAAAAATGGACATTTAGAAGTTGTAAAATTATTAAAAAGAAACTTTAGAGACTTTTAAAAAAAGTCTCGACAAAAAGAAGATATAAAATAAATATTTTTATTATTTTTTGTTGAGACTTTTTTCTAGAAAGTCTTTTTTTAAAAAGTTTTAATAAAATTGATTTTTTAATTTAATATAATATAACAATATGTATGAATTATATAAAGATATTAACTATTATACTTTCAATATTGATGAAATAATTGGATGTATTGATAATATTAATATTTTTTTCAATAATGCATGTAAAATGAATAAATATAATATTGTTAAATATTGTTTACTAAAATATAAATTGAAATTTGATCCAAGTAGTTATCATAATAAAGCAATTCGCTTAGCATCTGCAAATGGCCATTTAGAAATTGTAAAATTATTATTAAAAGATAAACAAGTTGATCCTAGTGATTTTTGTAATAGTGCACTTATGGAAGCATCTGAAAATGGGCATTCAGAAATTGTTAAATTATTACTAAATGATAAAAGAGTTAATCCGAGTGATTGTGATAATCGTGCAATTCGATCAGCAGCTGAATATGGACATTTAAAAATTGTTAAATTATTATTAAAAGATAAAAGAGTCAATTTAAGTGATAATGAGAAGTATACAATTTGTTTTTCAGTTGAAAATGAACATTTAGAAGTTGCTAAAATATTAAAAAAATATATTAAAAAAAAATAATAAAATAATTTTACAAATCATGAATTTCATTATAAACTTCGTTTATATCAACTAATGCGGATCTATATCTATCTTTATCAAATTGAACTGGTGTTAATTTATAATCCATTAACTTCCAATAAATTAATTCAAAATTATCATAATCTTTCAATTCTTCCATAAAACTATTTAATTTCATTGTTATTTTTGTAGGATATACATAAATGAATTTATTTTTTTCATCATCTTTAAATATTTTCGCGAATATTCCTCTTGTTAAAACATTTTCTTCTTTTTTTACCCAAACCATATATGATACATAAAACACGAAATCAAATGCTATAAAATGACAATCATATAAATTCATAACATATAATTGTTGTTGTATTTGCCACCAATATCCTGATGGAATTTTATCAAGACCAGCATTTGTAGTTGTCATTTCATTGTCTTTTTTCTTACTATATCTACAATCATTATATTTACTTGGACATTTTATTTCCAATCCAATAACATCATCAATTAATCCTAAATTAAACCAATGTCTTAATTCTTTTAATGTTGGTTTATAATTTGGTGGAACATTTGGAAAATTCTTAGGTTGAAACATAAAAACTACACCATCCGGTGATGCTCTTATAATTTTATTTTTCCAATGAGAAATTGAAGAAGATTCATATATTAATACTTTATTATTGATAAATCGATCATCATCATATTCTTTATTAAATAATGATTGATATAAATCTCTTGCAACTGGTTCTAATGCATTTCCTCTATGCATTGGACTTGTTAATTTATCAACTGATGTATAATATCTTGATGTTTCGACATCTATAGTATTAGAACTCTCTAATAATGCTTTTTTCTTTTTATTGATAAATGAATTACGTGATTCATATTTTTTATTCAATCCCAGTGCTGAAAAAACTTCACTTGCATTAATAGCTCCTTTTCTTATTTCCAACCATTCAGTAGTTCCTTGTTCGGGAGCATCTTTATTTAAATCTAAAATATCTAATACAATTTCTACTCTATCTTTATAAATTATATTATCAAGATTTACAGTTAAAAAATTTGTTATAAAATCTACAGCAACTCCTATTTCATTTTTTGTCAAAACAGTAATTTTTATAACTCCGTTTTGAGTTATTTCAAAATGTTGAATATCATGATCTGGGCGATTATATTGTATTTTAACCATTTGTTTTTTATCTGAAACATAAAATGCATTTAAGTTATTATTTTCATTTAAATTAACAAATTCAATTAATTTTTTATTATCAAATTTAAATTTAGTTAATTGTTTAACAACACATAAAATCATACTTCCTTTTGGTGGTATAATGTTAATTTCATTTTGAAATATAGTATTATTTTTACTATGTATTTTTTTCAATAATAACTCAATTGTATTTTTAAATTCTTTAAATTTATCAAAACTAAAGCCAGTTGAGCTTATACTTCCGTTGCAAAATAATTTAACTGAAATAATATTTTTTGGATCAGATGTATATAATTCTAAAAATATTGCATTCTTAAATGCTAATTCTACTTTATTCTTCTTATTTTTTTTAACTTTAATTCCCCTTTTATATAAAACATACTCTTTATTTTCATTTTTGTATCCGTATCTAAAACATTTTATAATATCTGAATATTCCATAAAATTTTTATCTAAATACATTGCCAAGTCTAATAAATTAGTACTTTTTTTAACACCTCCATAATAAGATGTATAAATTGTAGTAGTTTTTGGTATTTTATTATTATCAAATTTTATTTTTTGTGTCGACATTTTTGATATTTATACTATTTAATCAATTTTATTTTTAATATATAAGAATGTTAGATAAATATAAATATGCAAAAGATATACCAGATTTATTGGCTGTTAATGGTAATAATCCATTGAGAAATAAAGAACTATCAGTTAAAATGCCATGGTATTTATATCTAAGACGATGTAAATTACAAGGCATTAAACCAACTCAAGTTAGAAATGTTGAGACTTTTTAGGAAAAAGTCTCGGCAAAAAATAATGTGTGTGAGTTTATAGTGTTTATAAGTTTATAATGTTTGTAAGTTTATAATTAATTTTTTATTTTCTTTTTGTTGAGACTTTTTTCTAAAAAGTTTCTTTCTAAAAAGTCTCTTTCTAAAAAGTCTCTTTTTAAATAAAATTGATTTTATATTCAATTGAATAAAATATGATATCTAGACATATTATCATAAATGATATAAATTTTAGAAATTATTGTAGAGGTACTATAAATTTTCTAGAATACATTGGTTATAAAGATGAAAATATCAATATTATTGAAATAAATTGTATTGAATATAGTATATTGACAAAATTGAAAAAAATATTTAAATTTAATGATTGTATTAAAAAAATTATTTTAAATTATAACAAAGATATACCAATTTGTTTATCAAATTATAATTTTCATATTGAAAAAAATTTAAAAATAATAAAATGTAAAAATAAAACAAAAATAATAACTTGTAAAATAATAATTTTTAAATGATTTTTATTTTTTAGATATAATATGAAATTAAAAGTACCAAAAACTCTTAAATGTAGCCCAGGTAGGAAAATTAAAAAACAATCTTGTTTTACTGATAAAGAAATTAAACAAATACATAAAATATTATTAAAACATAAAAAATTTAGTGGAAAAATACCATTAAATCTCGTTACTCAAATAAAAGATTTAAATGTTATTCTCAAAGATTCATTTCGGCCAGTGTCAACGTGGTCAAAAGATGGTTGGTTGAGTATTTATGATATAAATAATGTTATGAAACAATATGACGATATATATCCCAACTTTGTGTTTCTAGGAACAAAATTATCTGACTTTTATGAAACCAATGATTTAATACATGAAAAACTAGATAAAAATAAAAAATATGGATTTATCTTTAGATTAAAAGGAGAAAAAAATAATTGTAATGAAGCAGCACATTGGGTATCTTTATTATTGTATAAAAATAGAATTGAATATTTTGATTCAGTTCCACATATTTTACCAAATTCAATGATATATATTATAGAAAGAATATCATTACATTGGTTATTATTAACAAATCAATCTGATATAAAATTAAAAGTAAATACTAAACGTGTACAACATTTCAATGGTGATTGTGGTATTTTTGCAATTGATTATTTAGTAAAACGTATGTCAGGAATTTCTATGGAAAAATATATAAAAACAAAATTTACAGAATCATATATAAAAGATTTAAGAGATTTTTATTATAATAAAAATTGATTTATATTTATTATTAATAATATATAATGTTTATTCTTTTTGAAGGACCAGATAATTGTGGAAAAACCACACAAGCTGATTTATTATTTAAAAAATATTTAAAATTGAATAAAAAAGTAAAAAGAATATCATTTCCTGATCGCCGTACTGAGATTGGAAAAGTATTACATAATCATCTCAATTCTAAAATAAAAATTCATTCAAAAGAAGCAATTCATCTATTATTTAGTGCAAATCGTTGGGAGAAAAAAAATGAAATTGAAGAATTACTAAATTCTGGATATTTTATAATATGCGATAGATATATTCCATCTGGTTATGTTTATTCAATGGTAAATGGTTTAGATTCTATTTGGTGCAAACATGCGGACCAAGGATTACCAATTCCAGATATAACATTTTTATTTGAAAATAATATAAATGTTGATGGAAATGAATTATATGAAAATGAAACATTTCAATCTAAAGTATGTAATGAATTTAAAAAAATTAAAGGTAATAATATTTACAGGATTAATTCACATAAATCTATACATGAGATTTCAAATATAGTCTATGATACATTAACTAAATTGCCAATTGTGACCACAAGTAATACAAACTAATATATTTGTTGATCCTTCGTCACCGGATTTTTTTTGTACAGATGATTGATGTGAATTTCTATTTCCACAATTTGGGCATTTAAAATTACTATTAGCTGTCAATTTAAGTACAGATCCATGTAATCTTCTATATTTTTCTTTTTGAATAAAATCAGTCCAATATTCACTATTTTCAATAATAAAATCATTTTCATTTGAATTATTAAATGGTGTTTTTCTTTCACCGATAAACCATTCTTTATATTTTTTTGAAAAATTAGGAGAATTAATATCTACTAATAAAAATATTTTTTTACATTTTATTTCAAAAATATCTCTATCTTTACATTGTAAATAAATTTTTATTAAATACTCATATAAATCTTCATGAGTGTTTGTATTTTTCAATTCTTTTATATTTTCAAATAATTTTTCAGTAAAAAAATTAACAAGTTGTTTTTCTAATATATTCATTATTATATATATTAAAATATAAATCAACTTTATTAATATGATGGATGTTTGTTGATAACAATTCCACAATAATTGACAGGATATCGTTGATAATTAACATTTGTATAAATACCACAATTTGATGCACATTTCATCAACCATACATTATCTGTCCAATATGATTTAGTATGATTAAAACCGGCGTTTAATATGTGAGTTAATTCGTGCAATAATACAAACATAAGTAAATTATTTGGATATAATTCAGTATCATTTTTTTGCATGCACATATTTATAGAATATCCTTTGAATAAAGTATAAGTTTCTTTAGGATTCTCTACCATTGAATTACCATGAAATCTATTTAATATTCTCTTAGTTCTTGGATCATTTGGGAAATATTTTTTTAAATATTTTTGTAATTTTACAGTTTCGTTACCTAATTCACAAAATTTATTTGCAACTTTTTGTTTTATTGAAGAATTTAGAACTTTATATGTTATTCCACATACTCCAGTTACTCTTGTATACTTATTGAATAAATTATGAATAATAAGTAATATTATTATTATCAATATGAAAATAATAAATTTTTTATTTTTCATTATATATTATAAAACAATTTTTTAAATTGTTCTATATAATATTTATTTTTTATATAATAATCATTATCATATATTATTTTTTTATCAATTTTAGATTCTATATCTATATATTTATTCAATAATTTAAAATGTACTTTATTTTGAAAAAATATTCTTTTATCTTTTAATAATAGTAATACAATTTTATGATGATTATTTCTAAATGCATTTTTAATTGCAAAATTATTATCATCACTTGGATCAATATTTTTTTGTTCTAATAATAGTCTAACCACGTTTATGTGACCATTTTTTGATGCATATCTCAATGCATAATTATTTTTTGAATTAGATTTAACTACTTTATATGTTAAATTTATAAAATCATACATATTATTATTCAAAAATAATATTTTACAATGTTTTTCATCTATTATTCTAGATCCAATTGATTTGAATGTATTATCTATAACAACATATTTATTATTAAAAGATTTAATAATTTCTCCATTATCAAAAATTGGTTTTATATAATTTAATAATAATTCTACTATTTTATAATAACCTTTTTGTGCAGCTATACGAATTGGATAATTTGAATCTATAAATGGATCAATTAAATTATTTGTATTATTCAATAAATAATCAACAATTTCAGTATTTCCATATAAACATGTAATTTTAATTGCATAATTATTGTTATCAAAAGCATTTATTTCATAATTTTTTATCATATAGTTAAATAAACACATTGTTCCATATTTTAATATCCAAATATAAATTACTTTATCTGATATTTTTTTCAATTTCATTAAATTATTCCATTTCAATATATTTTCACTAGTTTCATTACTATATTTTTTATTGTGATAATTTTTAAAATATTCAACTTTACCAAACATTATCAGGATCAACTTTATGATATTGTTTTGGTACTATATATAATGAACTAGTTTTTTCTTTTTTATAAAGATTTGTTGGCATTAAATTATCGTTGTTTCTAGTTTTATATTTTTTTCCATTATACATAAAATACAATGGACTGTACATACTTGGCAAAGATGTGCTATGATATCTTGAAATTAATTTAAGTTGCTTCATATTATATGTTACTTTTAAAAAGTTACTTTGTTACTTTTTCTCAAAAAGTAACATCAAAAAAAATATTATTCTTAAAAATAAATAATATTAAAAACTTTTTGCCGTTACTTTTTCCCAAAAAGTAACAAAGTAACCTAGATGTAAAATAAAATCATCAATATATATATGATAATGATTCCTAAATGAACAAACAATGGAAATTTTGAATCATGTTCTTTCATTTCTTTATAAATAATAAAATTGATTAAATTGTATTTTTATATTAATACTATATATATGAAATTTAAAAAAGAAAATTATTACACAGATAAAAAAAATGATAATCCGAATACATTTTATATAAGATGTCAAAAATTTGAAAATAGAAGATTATTACAATCAGAAAAAATAAAATATAATGATAAAATATGTTATAATGATGATTTTTATAAATCACCAGAAACAATTGATGATATTTTAGATTATGAAAGTGACTCTGAAGGTTATTGGGGATCACAAAATAAAATAATATTTAAAAATAGGAAAAGTAAACATCATAAAGAAATAAATAATTTTATCAATGGTTTATCTGATACTTCTTATAATTATGATAAAAAATATATTGTTTCAATGTTTGGAAGAACTATTTCTGGAAGAGATATATGTATTCATGTTAAAAATTATAGACCATGGTTTTTAATCAAAGTTCCTGAAGTATTTCATAAATCACCGAAATTATTTATGAATATTATTAAATATAATAATGATAATGGATTTTTATTAGATAGAGATAAAAAACATTTTAATATTGGATTTAGATATGGATATATTTGGAATATGTTAGTAGCAAAATATAATAAATCAATTGTTAAGATTGAATTAGTATATGGAAAGCCTTTTGAAGAATTTACTGGAACTGATATATTTCCATATGTAAAATTATCTTTCAATAATAGTAATGCTAGAAAATTTTATTCAATGAGAGTATTTGGTTCAAATAAACATGGTGATTATACAAAATTGTCATTTGTAATGAAAAATGGTAAATCTTTTATGGTTAATATAAAAACATATGAAGATGGTATATCTCCAAATATAAGGTTCTTTCATGATAGAAAATTAAACCCAGTTGGATGGTATAATGTAAAAAATGTTTTCAATATTCCAGATGAAGAAAAACTTACTAATTGTGCTATAGAATTTACTGTAAATTATGAAGATATTTCAACGAATGATACAATAATAGATATTCCAATGTCAATTAGTAATTCTTTTGATATTGAAACAAGTAAACGTATTTACAATGGTATTGGTCCTGAATTTTTAGAATCTGATCCAATTATTTGTATTGGAAATGTATTTAAAATTGAAGATAAAATATTAAATGTTTCATTAACATTGAATAAAGTTACCAATATACATCCAAGTAAAAATACATATATAATTGAATTTGATAATGAAACTGATTTGCTGTTATATTGGATTGAATTAAATAGAAAAATGTCTACAGATATTTATTATACTTATAATGGTCATTCTTATGATTGGGAATATATATATTTTAGATGTTTTGATTTAAATATTGTTGGTGATTTATTCAAAATGACGAAATATTGGAATGTCAAAACAACTATATATAAAAATGATACATATAGTTCTGGTGCAGGTGCAAACAAAACAGTTATGTTAAAAACTTCAGGAAGTTGGAATATAGATATATACAAATACTATAATGGCCAAGCTGATAAAGCTAAATATCCTGATTTAAAACTGAAAACAGTTTCTTCAATAATTTTAGAAGAAACAAAAGATGATCTTACATATGATGAATTATATAGATATGCTGCTCAATGTTTTTCAAATCCAATTGATGATAAATCAAAAGAGAAAAATACTATAATAAATAAATACTGTCTTCAGGATTGTGCATTATTGTATAAATTAGTAATACAATCGTCAATTGATTTAAATTTAATATCTAAATCCAAAATTACATCATTAGATTTATCAACATGTGCAAATTCTGGTCAAGGACAACCATTATTATCATTAATATCTAATTTTGCATTATATAAGATGAATTATGTATATTTTATACCAAGAAATACTAAAGATATTAGACCAGTTGATACATTATGGCAACAAAAATTACATAATTTAGATTTTCGTACAGAATTTGATAAAAAGACAGAAAGAAAACAAGAAATTGTAAAAGAAAAATTTTATAAAGGTTTTAATGCAGTAGGAGGATTTGTTGCTCCTCCAATCCCAGGTATTAGAGAAAATATTCCTTGTTTAGATTTTAATTCAATGTATCCGTCAGCTACACTTTCCAATAATTTATGTTGTACTTCAATTATAAAAAATGAAAAATATAAGAAATTATATAAATATACAACTTATGTGTATTCATTACAAAATGGTACAAAGAAAAGTGTTGATATTGCTGTAGATTATACTAATAAACAAAAAAATTTAGGAATTTTACCAATGGTATGTAAAACGTTATTAGATGAAAGAAATAAAATTAAAAAGAAAATGAAACAATATAAAGATCATTCATTAATTCAATATAAAATATTGGATGGAGATCAAAAAGCCATGAAAGTTTTGTGTAATAGTGTTTATGGTCAAACTTTATCAAAATCTATACTTTATGCTGCTCCTATTGGTGGAACAATTACAAATGAATGTAGAAATTATATTCATGCATGTGAAGATTTGTTATGTGGAGTCGAAATGACGGATATTTCTTCAATATCTAATAAATTTAAAAATAAAGATTTACATGAGGTAAAATATTGGATTGGAAATAAATTATCTGCATTTACTGATGAAGATGAATTTGATAAATTAGAATTGGAATTAACTGAAAATAATGTTATGTTTTATACATCATTTTGTTCAAAGTTAATAAAATTGGAAAAAATAACAAGTACAAATAATTTATATGTATGGAAAGGTTTTGTCCCTGGTTCATCTATTGTATATGGAGATACAGATTCAATATTTCCTCAATTTCCTCAAAATAAAACTTTATCAAAGGAAAATGAATTTTATAGAATTTGGGATTTGTCAATTAAATGTGAAAAATATATAAATAATTTTCTACATAATCAACTTGATTTAACAACAATGACAATTGAATTAGAAAAATTACAATCATGGATATTCTTTTATCCAAAAAAGAAAAAATACTTTGGTTGGAAACATGAACGTCGAGATTACAATCATAAAGAGAAATTAATTCGTGGTGTTAAAAGTGTTAAGAGAGATGCTACAAAAATTGAAAAAATGGTTGGAAATAAAATACAACGATATATGATGGATTTACAACCTAATAATGCGATAAGATATATGAGAAATATTATTAAAAAAATCTTTACGGGAAAATATGATTATACATATTTCTTAAAGAGTGCAAAATTTAAAGGATTTGATGCATACAAAGAAGAATCCATTGAAAATGTTGCTCATATCAAAGTAGCAAAGATGATACACGATAAAGATCCATCAAGAACTCCGTTGAAAAATGAAAGAATATATTTTTCATATAAACGAACAAAATATAAAATTGGATCACATGGTGGAGTTAATATGCCGCAAAAAAAGGATATTGTTATTCCAGCAATATTTATAACAGATAAAACAGAAATTGATTATAAAACATTTGTTGAATATATCATTTCTAATAATATTGAAATATTAAAATATGTTATGAATATACCAGATTTAACTGCTAAACAATATTTATTATCAGTATTAGATGATTATAATATAGATTATAAGTAATTATTCAATAATCTATTGTAAATTGAATTAATATCAACATATTCGTATGTTATATTTCTATTTTTATATAATTTTGATAATAAATCTTGTATCATCTTTTTTTTCATTAATGTTCTATCCAACATTTTTAAATAATTATCTACCAATACACATTCGTATTTATCCAATGGATAAAAATCTGAATTAATAATTATATCATATGCTTTTTCTCTTTTAGTTTTTGTATATTTTATTCCTCCAATACTATTAAATAATTCATTTCTCAATTTTTTTCTCATTAATCTATTCATAAATACATGTTTCAATAATTTACGATGGGTAGCAATAAAAACAACTGCTCGTGAAGCATTTTTTGACAATTCATTTGAAATAAAGTATTTATAATTGCCATGTAAATATCTAGGATAATCATTTATAACCAAATAATGTTTTTTTATAGTATTTACTTCATCTTCATTTAAATCTGGAAAATAATTTTGTTTAATAAATTTTATTACTAGTTTATCCATATTATATATATAACTTTTAAAAGAAACTTTTTAGGAAAAAGTTTCAGCAAAAAAGTAGAAGAGTAATTACAAGAAAAGTAGAAGAGTAGTTATAAAAAAAAGTAAAATAGAAAGTTTATATAAAATATAAAAAATAATCAATTTTATTAAGAAATTTTATATGTAGTTTTGACTCGTTCATTTTTCAATAATAATTTGACAATTTTATCATGTTTATTTTCAATTGCACATCTGATTGCACAATTATTTCCATAACTTGGATCGACTTGTTTATTTTTCAATAGTAATTTAACTATTTTATAATTTCCAATTGTACATGATTGTCTAAATAGATAACTTGGATCAACTCGTTCATCTTTTAATAACAATTTAATAACTTTAAGATGTCCATTTAATGAAGCCATTATAATTGCATAATCATCATCATCACTTGGATCAACTCGTTTGTCTTTTAATAACAATTTGACTATTTTATAATAACCATTTTCAGCTGCTATTCTAATAGCATGATTAATCTTAACACTTGGATCAATTCTTTTATCTTTTAATAATAATTTTACAATTTTATAATAACCATTTTCAGATGTATATTTAATTGCGTGATTATTATTGATACTTGGATCGATTTGTTTATTTTTTAATAAATATTTAACAATTTTATAATGTCCGAAATAGTTTATTCTTTTAAAAAAATTATTAAATCCATTATCTTTTTTATCAATGTATTTTATAATATATAATTTATTCAAATTGTATTTTATAAAATATATATAAATATTTAAATTTAATTGTAAATCATTATATATTAAAAACATAGTAGAAAGAATTTTTTTAGAAAGAAACTTTTTAGAAAAAAGTTTCAGCAAAAAGATAGTTGAAAAAGTAAAAGAGAGTTTATATAAAAATATAAAATAATCAATTTTATTAAAAAATGTTATATGTAGTTTTAACTCGTTTATCTTTCAATAATAATTTGACAATTTTATCATGTTTGTTTTCAATTGCAACTTTGATTGCACAATTATTTTTATAACTTGGATTGACTCGTTTATCTTTCAATAATGATTTAACCATTTTATAGTTTCCAATTGTACATGATCGTCTAAATAGATAACTTGGATCAACTCGTTTATCTTTTAATAATAATTTAATAATTTTAAAATGTTTATTTTCATATGCCCAAATAATTGCACAATTATTATCATCACTAGGATCAACTCGTTTATCTTTTAATAACAATTTAAATATTTTATAGTGTCCATTTTTAGCTGCAAATCTAATAGCATAATTGCGACTATTACTTGGATCAACTTGTTTATCTTTCAATAACAATTTAACAATTTTATAATGTCCTTCTTGTGATGTAATTCTAATTGCATAATTATTACAGCAACCTAAATTAACTCGTTTATCTTTCATTAGTTTAATAATTTTAAAATATCCATAATCAGCTGCCCAAAGAATTGCAACATTTTGCGTTTTATTTGAATTAATTCGTTTATCTTTCATTAATAGTTTAATAATTTTAAGATTTCCAATTTTAGATGCTAATTCAAATATATAATCAATATTAATAATATAATAATTAAAATGATATATTTTATCAATACTAGTTTTATTAAATTTAATTAATGAACATAGATCATTATATAACAAAAACATAATAGAAACTTTTTAGAAAGAAACTTTTTAGAAAAAAGTTTCAGCAAAAAGATTGAAGAGTAATTATAAGAAAATATTTTTAATTATTGAAAAAAAATAATCAATTTTATTAACATAATATTTTTTTAATGGTTTTTTAAATAGTATTACTATTTTTGGTACTTTAGAAAATCCAATAGCGCTACCATCTGCTCCACACATATTATATTGATTTTTTTTGTAATTATAGTAATAATCAATAACAATATTTTCAATTAAATCATCATATAATAAGAACATAGAAACTTTTTAGAAAGAAACTTTTTAGAAAGAAACTTTTTAGAAAAAAGTTTCAGCAAAAAGGTAATTGAAAATGTAGTTGAAATGTAGTTGAAAATGTAGTTGAAAAAGATAGTTGAAAAGTTTATATTAATAATAATTTATATTTATATTTAATACAATGAATAAAAATATTAAATTAATTATTGATTCGAGAGAACCATCAATCATAAAAACTCAATTAAATAATCTTAAAAATATACAAACAGAAACAATTAATTGTGATATTGGTGATTATATAATTAAATATAATGATATTGTTGTTGCTATAATTGAAAGAAAATCATATCCAGATTATGCAGCATCTATAAAAGATGGAAGAAAAGATGAACAATTTACAAGAATTCTCTCTTGTGGAATTCCCAATTATAAAATTTATTATTTAATTGAAGGTAAAATTACAGATGTTAAAAATGTAAAAATGAGAACATCAGTTCAAAATTCAATAATTCATAAACAAATTCGTGATTCTGTATCAATATTATTTTCAACAAATCCATACCATACATGTAATGTAATAAATGAGTTGATTTCTTCAATAATAAACCACAATTATTTTTGGAAAGTAAATTTAGATGATTATAATAAATTAAAACATAAAAGTGGTGATTATTTAAATAATCTCTCAAATAACTATATCAAAAATATAAAAATTAAAAAATCATCAAATAAAACAAAAAATGATGTTTTCATTTTAATGTTGGAACAAATAAATGGTGTTTCTTTCAATATTGCAAAATGTATTGTTGAGAAATATTTATCAATGAGTAATTTGATAATTAATTTAAATAAAAATAAAAATTTGTTATTAGGATTACCTATTAGTGAAAAAAGAAAAATTGGTAAAATTATTGCACAAAGAATTTATGATACATTAATTTATTAAAAACATAATATTATTTTATATATAATGTTTATTTCAAAAATTTATCTTTGGATAAAATATTCCTATTTATATTTTTTTCCAACTAGAAAAAATATAATAAAATATATTAAAATAAATGATAAAAAAGTATTATTCAAAGATACTTTATTATCAAATAAAAATTTAAAAATTATTGAGATAATTAAATGGGCAGATAAAAATTATGAAAATATTGATAAAATAATCGTTGGTTATTCTCAAATAGATAATTCTAATGATATTTTACATATGATAATACAATTACCAAAAAATAAAACAAAATATATTTTCAACAATAGATTTTTTTCAACTAAAAATGAAATTCCATATAAAGATCCAATGGATTATGAAGAATATTTTGATTATAATTTAATTATGATAACATCTGAATTAAAATTTGATAATATGAATTATTGAATAAAATTGATTTTGTTTTATAATATATAAAAATGAAATTTTGTAATTGTGGTACATTAATTACGAAAAAAAGACATGTAAATGGTTTATATTATGATTATTGTTCATTATGTAAAAATGAAATAACTAATACTGATTCATATGATTCATTATTATATATTGATAAAAATAAAGTCACAAAAACATCAATAAATTTAGTAAAAGCAATGATCGATGATCCAACTTATCAACAAATTAAAAAAAAATGTGCTAATGAAAAATGCTCTAATAACATTCTAAGATTTGATTATAAAAAATCTATGAAACGAGTATATGTTTGCCCTAAATGTGGTTTTTTTCAAGAATAGGATATTGTTCATGTTTTTTTGTTATTTTTTTTCTTCGTCCTTGAAAAGTAGAATTTGACTTTTTGATTTGATATGATTTACCCAACATTATATTATAGTAACTTTTTAAATAAAAGATATGTTAAAAATATAGTTATATTATTTTTTATAATTAACTTAATCAATTTATATTATTAGAAACTTTTTAGGAAAAAGTTTCAGCAAAAAGGTTTGGTAAAAAGTTTCAGCAAAAAGGTTTAGTAAAAAGTTTCAACAAAAAGGTTTGGTAAAAAGTTTCAACAAAAAGATTGTTTTTAGAATATTAAAAAAAATAATTATTTTTTTATTATTTATTAAGTGAAACTAGTTTATCTTTCAATAATAATTTAATAGTTTTATGATGTCCATTTTTATATGCTAATTTAATTGCTTTATTATTACAATCACTAGGATCAACTCGTTTATCTTTTAATAATAATTCTACAACTTTATAATGTCCATTTTTAGAAGCATTTATAATTGCATAATTATTCAAAGCATTTGGATTTACTCGTTTATCTTTCAATAATAATTCAACAATTTTATAGTGTCCATTTTCAGATGCATATCTAATTGCATGATTATTAGCATCACTTGGATCAACTCGTTTATCTTTTAAAAATAATTTAACAATTTTATAATGTCCATTTTCAGATGCCATCTTAATTGCAAAATTATAATCGTCACTTGGATCAACTCGTTTATCTTTCAATAATAATTTTACAACTTTTAAATGATTATTCATAGATGCTATTCCAATTGCATAATTTTTATCATCGCTTGGATCAACTCGTTTATCTTTCAATAATAATTTTACAATTTTCAAATGTCCATTTCCAGATGTTGCTCCAATTGTATAATTTTTATTATCACTTGGATCAACCCGTTTATCTTTTAATAATAATTTTACAATTTTCAAATGTCCATTTTCAGATGCTACTCCAATTGCATAATTATAATAAATACTTGGATCAATTCGTTTATCTTTCAACAATAATTTAACAACTTTTAGATGTCCATATGCAGATGCTAATTTAATTGTATAATTGTTATTAACACTTGGATCAACTCGTTTATCTTTTAATAATAATTTTACAATTTTATAATGTCCAGATCGAGAAGCTAATCTAATTGGATTATTATTTTGATTATTTGGATCGACTCGTTTATCTTTCAATAATAATTTTACAACTTTATAATATCCATATCTAGATACATAATTAAATACATCATTTATATCAATAATGTAACAATTAAAATAGTATTTGTTTTTAATTTTATAAATATTGTCTATATTAAATTTAATTAATGAACACAAATCTTTGTATATCAAGAACATAGAAATAAACTTTTTGAAAAGAAACTTTTTAGGAAAAAGTTTCAGCAAAAAGGTTTGATGAAGAGATTTAGTATTATGTTTTTATAAATAATAAAAAAAATAATCAATTTTTTTATTATTTGTAAATTTTTATTATTCAAAGTATAATTCGTTTATCATTTATTAATATTTTAACAATTTTTAAATGTCTATTTTCAGCTGCCCATCGAATCGCATTATTATTATCATTACCTGGATCAACTCGTTTATCTTTTAATAATAATTTAACAATTTCTAAATGTCCGTTTCTTGATGCCCATTGAATCGCACTATCATTATCATCACTCGGATCAACCCGTTTATCTTTCAATAATATTTTTACAATTTTTAAATATCCAGATTCAGCGGCATGTTGAATCGCATAATTACTATTATCACTCGGATCAACTCGTTTATCTGTTAATAATAATTCAACAATATTATAGCATCCATATTGTGAAGCTTTATTAATTGCATAATTTTTATCATCGCTCGGATCAACTCTCTTATCTTTCAATAATAATTTAACGATTTTTATATGTCCAGATATAGATGCCAATTGAATTGGATAATTTTTATCATAACATGGATTAACTCGTCTATCTTTTAATAATAATTTAATAATTCCTAAATGTCCGTTTTCAGCTGCCCAACAAATCGCATAATTACTGTTATTACTTGGATCAACTCGTTTATCTGTTAATAATAATTTAATGACTTTTAGATATTTTTTTTCAAATAAATATTGAATTGCAAAATTTATATTAATAATATAACAATTAAAATGATATTTTTTATCAATATCTAAATTATTATTTTTAATAAATCTGATTGATGAACATAAATCTTTGTATATTAAAAACATAGTAGAAAGTAACTTTTTAGGAAAAAGTTACAGCAAAAAGATTTAGAAATTAACTTTTTTAGAAAGTAACTTTTTAGGAAAAAGTTACAGCAAAAAGATTTAGAAATTAACTTTTTTAGAAAGTAACTTTTTAGGAAAAAGTTACAGCAAAAAGATTTAGAAAGTAACTTTTTTAGAAAGTAACTTTTTAGGAAAAAATTACAGCAAAAATACAATAAGGTTATTTTTAAAATATCAAAAAAAATAATCAATTTTTTTATTATTTAATAAGTGAAACTCGTTTATCTTTCAATAATAAATTAACAATTTCAGTATGTCCTTCTTTAAAAGCTAATTTAATTGCATCATTATCATCAGCACTTGGATCGACTCGTTTATCTTTTAATAATAGTTCAACAATTTTATAATATCCACGTTCAGATGCCGCTTTAATTGCAAAATTATCATCGTCACTTGGATCAACTCGTTTATCTTTCATCAATAATTCAACAATTTTATAACGTCCCCGTACAGTGGCCCATCTAATTGCACAATTATTGACACTAGGATTAACTCTTTTATCTTTTAATAATAATTTTACAACTTTATAACTTCCTACTTTAATTGCTTGTAAAAATGCAACATTATTACAATCACTTGGATCAACTCTTTTATCTTTCAATAATAATTTAATAATTTTTAGATGTTTATTCATGCATGCCATTCGAATTGCATAATTATTATCATTACTTGGATCGGCAGGAGTATTTGTAAATAATAATTTAGCAATTTTGAAATATCCCTTTTTAGATATTATATTTATCAATTCTTCACTTTGCATTTTTAACTTATGTGTTTTCCAAAAATATTTTATAATTTTATAATAACCATTCTTGCAAACCCATTTATATGCATGACAATAGATAGAAGTATAACTTAATTGAAATTGTGGATCAATTTGTTTATATTGAAATAATAATTTAACAACTTTTAAATGTCCATTTCTACATGCCCATTTAAATGGTTCAATTAAAATGTATTTATTTGGATTATCTTTCAATAATAATTTAACAATCTTTAAATGTCCATTTCTACATGCCCATTGTATTAATAATTGCATTTGATTTAGATTTAAATAAAATCTTTTATGATATAATAATAATTTTACAATTTTATAATATCCATATCTAACAGAATATCTAATTGCATAATTTTTTTTAATATTTGGATTGATATTATTAATAGCATATTTTATAATTTCATATTTATTATTTTCAAATGAATATATAAATAATTCTTTTATTTTAGTAATATAATTTATTAAAAATAGTTTATTGTTTACATTTTTATTTTCAATATATATTTTGAAATTTGAACATAAATCTTCATATAAGAAGAACATAATAAAGTAACTTTTTGGGAAAAAGTTATGTCAAAAAGGTGGAAAGTAACTTTTTAGAAAATAACTTTTTAGAAAAAAGTTATGTCAAAAATGTTTTATGGAAAGTTTGTTTATAATATTAAAAAAAATAATTAATTTTTATTAAAACATTTTTTGCTGAAACTTTTTCCTAAAAAGTTTATTTATAATATTAAAAAAAATAATCAATTTTTATTTATATATTTTTTCAATACTTTAATAATTTTATAATAATTATGTTTAGATGCAATTTTAATTAAATCATTAATACAATTATTTAAATTTATTCTTTTATCTTTTAATAATAATTTAACAAGTTTTAACCATCCATAACCACATGCTTCTTTAATTGGATAATTATAATATATATTTGGATCAATTCGTTTATCTTTTAATAATAATTTTAAAATTTTATAATATCCTCGTTTACATGCCCATATTAATGCAAAATTATAAAATACTGACAATTCGATATCTTTTTTCAAAAAATATTTTATTATTTTTATATATCCCAATTCATATGCATTTATAAATAATTTTTCATTTTTACCATTATATGTTATTAAAAACATTTGATTCGACATATTTTCAATAAGTACTTTAAAATTTAAACATAAATCTTTATATAAAAAGAACATAATAGAAACTTTTTAGGAAAAAGTTTCAGCAAAAATGTTTTATGGGAAGAAACTTTTTAGGAAAAAGTTTCAGCAAAAATGTTTTATGGGAAGAAACTTTTTAGGAAAAAGTTTCAGCAAAAATGTTTTATGGGAAGTTTGTTTATAATATTAAAAAAAAATAATCAATTTATATTAAAATATTTTTTACTGAAATTTTTTCCTAAAAAGTTTCTTTATATTAAAATTCATCTAAGAGATCATCATAATCATCTTTTTTACCAATCATATCGCTTTTTCCAACAGTATAATTTGTTGGAATTATTTCAAATTGTTTTTCTTCCAATACCATTCCTAAAATTTTCATTTCCTTAAATGGATTATTTACTTTATAAATTGGTTTAATATTCATTTGCACCAATACTACGTCGGCAACATATTTAACATAATTTATCATCTTCTCTTGAGTTAATAGGCCGACTGATTTAGGAATTGCAGAAATTATAAACTTTTCTTCTAATTTTATTCCAGTTTTCCAAATATCTAAAATGATTTTTTCATCAATATCTTCTTTTTTCATATAATTCAACAATAAATGAATTCCCATCATCATATGTTGAGATTCATCTCTAGAAATTAATTCATTTGATTGTCTTAATCCAGGGAATTTACCATCTTTACATAATACATCAATTAATTTAAATAATGATGAAAATGCTATTCCTTCAATGAAAACAAATGCAGCTACTCTTTGCGCTAATGAATATTTCTTTGCATCCATCCATTTAATAATCCAATCATTTTTTTCTTTAATTATATCCAATGACATATGTTTTGCTAATAATTTAACAGATTTAGATCCAAAATATTCATGAATTGTTTTTGCATATGTTTCAGCGTGTATTGTCTCTTGATAAGACTGTAAATTAAACCATGCTTCAATTTCTCTGACTGGAAACTCTTTTTTGAAATTATCCATTATATTATCAATAACTAAATTATCTGCAATTGCAAAAAATCCTAATGTATGTTCTATTATAATTTTTTCTCCATTTATTACATTTTTCCAATCTTCAATATCTTTATTGAAATGAATTTCATCAACTGTCCACATTTGATCTCTTGAATCGCAAACAATTTTCCAAATATCATGATGAACAATTGGAAACAATATGACGCGTTTATCTTCAATATCTCTATTTATTTTTGACATTATATATTAACAAAAACAAAATAAATAATCAATTTTATTATAAAAACTTTTTAGGAAAAAATTTCAGCAAAAAATGTTTTAGAAAGATGTTTTAATTTATTTATTATATTTTTTATAGTTTGGTCATTTTTATCAATTCGTCTATCTTTCAATAATAATTTAATAATTTTATAATATCCATTTTCATATGCCAATTGAATTGCTTCATTATTTTTATCACTTGGATCAACTCTCTTATCTTTTAATAATAATTTAACAATTTTATAATATCCATTTTCGGCTGCCCATCTAATTGCATAATTATTAACATCATTTGGATCAACTCTCTTATCTTTTAATAATAATTTAACAATTTTATAATATCCATTTTCAGCTGCACATCTAATTGCATAATTATTAACATCACTTGGATCAACTCTTTTATCTTTCAATAATAATTTAATAATTTTTAGATATTTATTCATGCATGCCATTCGAATTGCATAATTGTTTTCATTATTTGGATTAATTCGTTTATTTTTTGATAATAATTTAACAATTTTATAATGCCCAGAAAAAGATGCCCAAATAAAAAATTCATTAATATTATTAATAAATTTTGAAATAAATAATTTATCAATTATATCATCATATTTACATTTTATTTCAATATTAAAATATAAATCATCATAAATTAAGAACATTGTATCTATATAATAAATATATATGTACAACTAAAAATAACTATTTACTAATTAAAAACGACTATTTTGATATCAAAAAATTTTATCAATTTTATTTATTTAATATTTTTTAAAAAATAAAATAAGAATAATATAAAAATCTGTTTATTTTTAATAAAAATATTAATTATCTTTTTAAAAATTAAAATAATTTTAATATTATATATTTTTTAATTTATTCATTATTTTTTTATAGTTTGATTATTTTTATCAATTCGTTCATCTTTTAATAACAATTCAACAACTTTATAATATCCATAATAAGATGCATATCTAATTGCATGATTATTATCATCGCTTGGATCAACTCGTTTATCTTTCAATAATAATTTAACAATTTTATAATGTCCATTTTCAGATGCTCATCTAATTGCACAATTATTAACATCGCTTGGATCAACTCGTTTATCTTTTAATAATTATAATATAATATTTACATTTTATTTCAATATATTTATTATATCTTTAATTATTATCATCACTCGGATCAACTCGTACATCTTTCAATATTAATTTTACAACTTTATAATATCCAAAAAACGACGCAGATTGAATTGAATAATTATTTTCATCACTTAGATCAACTCGTTTATCTTTTAACAATAATTTAACAACTTTATAATATCCAAATCTGGCAACCCATCTAATTGTATTAAAATTGGATCAACTCTTTTATCCTTTAACAATAATTTAATAATTTTATAATATCTATTTCTTGATAACCAAATAAATAAATAATTAATATTATTGATAAACTTTGAGATAAATATTTTATTAATAAACTTTAAAATAAATATTTTATCAATTATATTATTATATTTACATTTTATTTCAATATTTGAACACAAATCATCGTATATTAAGAACATATTAGTAACTTTTTAGCATTAAATTG